CTCAAATTGTGCTTTTTTAAGATTAAAAGGTTTTATCATTTTATTATTTCCTTTACTTGTTGGTATTATAGTAATTGGAGCTCCTTCTGCCTGTTCCGGAGCAACCATATTATTTTGCATATTTTCTTGCTGTTGTATTAACTCTTGCTGTTGTATTACCATATCTTTCAATTCTTCAAAAGAAGCAGCTCCGTATTGTGCTAAACTATCCATACTAACTAATTCCGAGAGAGCATCTTCTGTCGGCAAAGTACTAGTTGAATTTAATTGAGTAATTAGCATTTGCAAATATTGATCCATCGAAGATTGATCATTAATATTAATTGCTATCTTATTTTTACTCAAATTAAAAGACATTTATTACTCCTATTAACTAAATAATCCATCAAAGAGCTTTTTAGTAATATTTTTAGATGAAACGAAATTATTTTCATTTCTCCAAGAATTATCTTTTTGACTCATTTTTTTTTTGCTTTCTTCTGATATTTTCTCTCCGCCAGTTTTTTCTTCTAATCTTTGAAAATCTTTTTTATCAAATATGCTTAAATTATTATCTGAAACCTTATAATTAGTTCCACTAAAAGTTCCAGTAGGAGAAACTGATGAAGCTTTTGATTGATCTGTAGATTCTAAAGATTTAACTAAATCATTCATTCTATTCTGCTCTGCTTCTCTTTTATTAGCAACTATCTGTTCTTTTTCTTGAGAACTTTTAGTTTTGCTATCTATTTCTTTAGATGCTTTTTCTAGTTTGCTGTTATCCCATATACTATTAGAAGTTTCGCTTTTAATATATTTTACAGGCCCACTATCGTCTTTTATACTACCTGTTCTAGCAGATGAAATATGATTAGAAGTCATAAAACCATTATCTTTATTAGTAAGTTTCTTTTCTTTTTGTTCTTCAGATATTTGATCTAATGTTTTCTTATTTTTACCTTCTGCTTTTTTAACAGTTTTACTATCTTCTTTACTGCTTAAAAAACCAATTTTATGTTGATCTGACATTCTTTGGATCATGTTAATCTCCAATCATTTTCTTTAATTTACTTATCGTCTTATTTTTCTGCCCTTTAATCATCTCTCTAATAGTAAAAGCAGATTTTTCTGGTCTTTGCTCTGATTTATTTTTATCAGGCTTACCATAGACTTGCTCTAGATTATCATGAGTAACTTCTTCTTCTGGATCTGATAAATCAGCAGATGTAAACTTTACAGTCCATTTTCCATCTGAACGTTCAGCACCATTAAAATTTAATCCAAACGTCTGATTAATTTCATGAGATATTTCTTTAAGCTCTTCATTCTCAATAGTATCAGTGTACCCTTTCTCATCAGGATATTTTTTATCAGGTATCACTACCTGAATATCCTTAACTCCTTCAGGAGATATAGATTCTTTCACAAATTCTGCTTTAAAATCTTGCAATCTCCTGCCAGGGTATCCATAACCTTGTAACTTCTCATATATATATGTAGTAAGAGTTTTTCTACCGTTTTCTTTAGGAGAGAGTTGCTGTTCTTCTTCTTGATCAATAGATACATCGTCATTAACAACGGTATCATTAATATCTTCTTCCATAGCATTCTCTGTTTCTAAAGGGTTCTCTGACTCTAAAGGGATCTCTGTTTCTAAAGGAGACTCATCTGCTGCGGACAACCCTCCATATCCTTCAGATAAAGGACTAGAAAAATTCTGTGCAACCATTACTCTCGTTTTTCCTGCTGGCGAAATATTCATATTGCTAACTCCATTACTTAATATTATTTTTTACTTATCAGCAACTAGAGCACTTACATAGTCATCGCCAAACAACTGTCTCCAATATTCTTTTAAGAAAGACTTATTCTTTCCATCAAGATTAGCAATTTTTACAAATTCTGTCTTATTGGCAGATTCTTTTTCTTCATCTTTTTCTTCATCTTTTTCCTTATTCTTAGGGCATTCATCACTATCTTTCATAGGCCCTGTGCCATCTGGTACTCCAGGTTCCTTCGTTTTGCCGTCATCATCTTTACTTTCTTCTCCACTACATTTACCCTTGCAAAGGAAATTAGGTTTGCCACATTTTGAGCAATTGCCTTTTATACCTGCTTCTTTAATTTTAGCATCTTCTTTAGCTGCTGTGCAAGACTTACAATCACAATCATCGCATTTGCATTCTCCGCATGGTTCTCCGCATTTTTCACACTTAGATTCTGCTACTTTAACTTTTTCTACTGTTGAACCACCCTTTTCCTCTTTTGAAGGAACCTTAGGGTCATTAACTAGTTTACCTTCAGCTTCAGGCTGACCACTTGATGCAGCTTCTTCTTTTTCTCCCGAACCCTTTGATTTAGAAGAAGTATCTCCACCTTCTTTTTTAGCACTTGGACCATTTTTAGGCATTGTTGTTGACTCTCCTTTTTGATGAAGAGGCTCAACAGCTAGCTGCCCGCTTGAAGGGCCTTCGTCTTTTTCTTCTGCAACTTTAACAGAGGCAGTTTTTACTTCTTGTTTGTCTCTGTAATCTTGAATAAGGTCGTCAAAACTCTTAGCCTTTCCGGTGCTAATTCTGTCTGTAATAAACTTCATTTCTTTCTCCTTTATAAATTTTTAAAATTTATATCCTTTTATACTATTTTAATTATTTTATTAAAAACCTTTTTTTATTTAAATTTTAAGTTTCTATCCATAACTTTTCTTGATTGAGCTTCTCTTAATAAAGCATCTATTAATGATTTTATATCCTCTGCTCTTACATTCTTAATAATATTCTCTACAGAATAAGGAGTTGTAGACATTTGCTCAATTGTAGGAGAGTCTGTTTCAAGGGTGTCCTCAAGAGCAGGCTCGGGAGCTTCCGCAGGAATATCCTCGGGAGCAACCTCAGGAGCAGCTTGAGGAGCAGCTTGATCGTCTTCTTTATACAATGCTTCTTGTGCCATATTAACCGTTTGAGCCATTTCTTCTAATGATTTTGCCATTGAAGCATAATTAATATTATTAGTTTGAGATAATAAATTCCTAATATTTTTTGCACCTTGCATAAGATTATATCTTGCTGATTGAGCAATTCCTCTAACTCTTTGATTATCCATAGGAACATTACTACCTATCCACCCAATAAGATTATCCGCTTCTTTTGCTAATTGATACATTTCTCTAATAATGCCCATTTGCCCACCTGTTGCAGCAGGAGCAGGAGCAGGAGCAGGATCAGGAGCAGGAGCAGGAGTAGGAGTATCGCCAAATGCTGGTGGGTAGTCACCAAAATCTTTTGCTTCCACAATTTTTGTTTTTTTACCAGCTTCTATTATAATACTTTTATTTTCAGTCGAAGATCTCTGATATCTAATTTGTTGTCTAACTCTTTCTGCTAACTCATTTGCTTTAATAGCAAAACTTTCTAATTCTTTTAAAAGAACTCCCTTTTTAGCAGCCCAATCGCCAATTTTTCCACCAACCCAATCAAAAAGACCAGCTTCTTTTAACATCTCAGCAGAAATTTCTGCCAACTTATTTCCTACATCTTTCATATTATTGTCATTAAATGTTTCTGCCAAAACCAACAAATCAGAAGAACTATTTACTAGCTTATCTAAATATCTTTGAGATTCTTCTTCTATTGTTGCATAAATAGATTCTGGAGTAGAAAGACCGTCCTTAGTTTTACCTTCCACTTTTGATATAAATAATTTATTCCATTCTTTTTCGTCTTTAGAGCTTATTTTAATAGATTTTTTTTCTGTAGCATATTTTTCCCATCCACTCTGAGGATTATTTATAGATTCTCTATACTCATCCCAGCACTCCATCCATACCTCTTGTGCAGCAGACTTAGGTTGAGTTGCTCTTTTGTGTCTATAGCAATTATCCCAACATCTTCTATTTCTAATCCAATAACCCTGGACTCCAACATACTGAGCTGTTTTTAAATTTGTAAATGCCTTGATAGCGTCATTAACAATAGAAGCTGATTTAACCATTCCTTTAGATTTAAGTGTGGCTTCTATTCCTGTTAAGTTATCATTTATATTTTCCATGTTTTTTATTCCTTTTCCTGATTTTGGCATAACCCTAATTCTAGATTTAAAATGTTGTGGTTCCTTTGTCATTCTATTTTTAGTAAAATTATAATCAGTAATATTATCAACTATAAAAGCTCTAATATGTCTCACCGATCTATCATATGTTACTAAAATAAGTTTCCCATTTCCTGCTGAATACATATAATGAGGTTCAACTACTCTATAAATACCAACCCCTCCAGCAGGTCCTTTTTTTAAACCTTTTTCTCTTAATAGATATTCCTTACCGCCGCGGCCGCTTATTTTACCTTTTGTTGTATAAAATATTTTAACAACTCTATTCTCATCAATAGCCCATTGCATTGCCTCTAAAGTATTAGCAAAATTAGGAACATCTTCTCCCTCAATCGCTATTTCTTCTAATGGTTCTTCTTCTACTCTATCTTCTTCTAATGGACCTTCTACAATAGGTTCTTCTTCTACTTGTTCTTCTAAATTATCAGTTAAAATACTTTCTACGCCATTATCATCAATTTCTACTACAGGAACTTCTCCTCTTTCTAATGCGTCATAATCTATAGTATCAAAATCATTAGTCTCATACTTGTCTAGCTGTTCTACTGTATCATCATCAATATAATCATACAGTTCGTTAAATGATTTTGCATTTTTTTTTACAGTAATAATCTTCATTAGTTAGTTTATAAAAAAAATATTAAATTCCTTGTTTTATTTTTCTTTTATGATTTTATCTAGTGGAGCAAGGTCATTTACAGAAAAAGATATATTTCCTAATTCACTAATTTCAATTTTTGTGAATTCTATTTCTACTTCTTCTTCTAATAATTTTGTAAATTCTTCTGTAAATTTATCCTTATTTTCATCTTTCACTTTAAAGTTTCCTGCCTCATCTGGTTTTTCAGAATATTTCTCAACTATTTTTATTCTTGATTTTTCAAGAGTCTCCATTTCTTCTGAACAGCTTTTTAACAACCTTAACAGTTTATAGCTCGTTTTAATTGGTAATTCTTTATCTGTTATTTTTGGCAAACTTCTTACTAAATTATAAACATCTGACAACTTAAACTTCATAAAATTTCTCCTTAATCTACAAACTTAACAAGAGTAGAATAATCTTGATGTATTACTTCTACCTTGCTACCAACATTTATCTTATTTTTCTTAAAAAATTCATAATTCGCTTCGATTGCTACGTCACAATCTATTTCGCTATCTACCATACTAGTAGAACATGGACTTATATATGATATCTTAACAATTTCTTTTTCTGGGGAAACAAAAGCTATAGCAAGAGGTATATAAGTATTTAATCCCCAAAACTTTAGATTTTGTGGTCTTTTAAACTTAAAAAGCATACCACTATCTTCTCCTAATTTAGTTTTATACATCAAACCTCTTTGATGTTGATAAGGAGTTTCTGCTATATCTACTTTTAAATAATGTTTAATCATTTATTAATTTATCCTTGTCTATTTCTTCCCATTCCTTGACCGTTTCCCTGACCATATCCTGGTCCTCCTTGAGAACATTCTCCAGTATTTCTACCTAGTCCTCTACCTAGTCCCATCGCTTTATCTGAGCCTCTGCCGCAACCAAATCCTCTTACTCTTCCTCCTCCACAAGGTCCTAATCCTCTTCCGCCTCTTGGGTTAATTCTAAATCTCATTTAATTCTCCTAATATTATTAATTTATCCAATTCTAATTCAAATATTTTTAGTTTCTTTAATTTTCCGTCAATAGTCCAATCACTATGTTTGTAATTCCATCTACATCCTTTCCCTCTTTCCCATCTATCCCGATGAGTATTGGCTTTAGTGTCGTTTTTATGTTTTCTTCTTTCCATTATATTTTATACCTAAAACCATTTCTTTCTGCTTGATAAGTAAAATCGTCTATTTCGCTATTTGGAACATTAAATTCTATTGCAACATACTCTTTATTTTCTATCGAAATATTACTATTATTATAATTTAAATAACTACTAAACCATTTCTCTATTTCTTTTTGATTAGTAGTTCTATTAGTTATATTATAATTCTCTACTTCTACTTTTCCAGCTTTTGGCAACATCCTATAAGTACTAGATATCCCTCTTCTTTTTCTCTCTATTTCTCCCATCTTTACTAAATAGTCGTCTTTTTCATATATAAATGTTAATTTACCACCTACTAACACTTGCATTTCTTTTTTAATAGGGTCATACCAATTAAGCTCTTGTTCTATACTCTCTTTAGGATGATCATTACTAACATTATAAAAAATTGTTACAATCTCCATCTCTACCTCATTATAATTTTATTTCTCAAACCTATCCCACCAACTAGAAGCTATTTTTCTCACTTTAGCAGTTTTTACTGCTCTCGTATTATTTAAGGCCAGATTATAATCGACAACTAATCCATCATCCTCAAAAATAGACCTATCATCTCCTAAAATCATAACATTAATAACTTCAGACCCTTTTTCTGTTATTTCTATATTATCTCCTATTAGTTTTATTAGTCCTGCTTCTTTCATTACTCTCATTTCTTCCTGGCCTAGTGTAACAGGTTTCTTATAAATTTTATTAGTTTTCTTTTGAGATCCTGTTCTCCATATATTGTATAAGAATTTAGCAGCTATAGGATTTACATAGGTAGGAGATTTTATAACTTGTTCTGTAAATTCAGGCATAATTCTAATTAAACTATCCCAAACTGATGATTGACCATATTTTTTCATTTTATTTTCCTTAAATACTCATATTAGAAAATTCTTCATTCATTCTCTTATTTTTAAAATTTGTCTTATCTCGTTTTAATTCTATATCTCCGCGATGCTTGTCATAACCTTGCTGTATTTTATTTTTAGCATATTCTGTGGCAGGTTCTAGCCAAGTTGATCCACAAAAACGACATCTTGGAATAGCGGCTCTACCCATATCCCTTTTTGTTAAATAAGTAAACTCCCCACAATCATCACACTTATGTTTAAAAGATACAGGTGCAGATAATTTATTAAAATTTGCCGTTTTTAATATTTTCATTTCTCCACCTTGTGTTTTTTAACTATTTTTAAAACTTTCTCTGCCCATTCTCTATCCATATCTTTTTGCTCTTCAGATAAATCTTTATAAGGTTTAAAACTATCCTTCTCCCATCTATCTGCTCTTTCTTTTGTTATTTCTTCTGATTTTAAAATATCTTTTGCCCAAAGCATCCATTGTTTATGCTCTAATTCCGCTAATTCTTCTATTATTTTATTCTCTTTATTATATTTTTTTGATAAAAGTATTTTCATTTATTAATATCCATCGTCCAAACCATCACAATGCATATCTAAAGAATGCAATGGTTCTTCATTTTTCTTTTTAGTATTTAATTCTTTCTTTAAATTTTTTTCAAAATTATCTACATGTTTTTGCTTTTCTTCATTAGAAATCTTATCAAAAAGCTCTTTATATTCTGTTGTTTTTATTATTTTCATTTAAAAACCTCTTTTTTATAATATCATATAACTCTGGCAATTCTTTAATATTATCGTCATCTGAAAAATGCCCTCTATCATTAAGAACCATTAAATCAACATTTGTTTTATCTTTCATATGACAATATTGGTCTAAAGACACGAATGGATCATTATCACTAAAAATAGTAAAAAACTTGTTGCAATTTTTATTAACTTTTGACCAATCAATTTTTCTACTATAAAAAGAAGAAACAGTCTTATATCCTTGCTCATTAATAATATAAGGGGCAACTAAGATAGCTCCCTTTACTTTTTTATTAATTTTTTCCAAATATTTTAAAACGGCTATTGCCCCTAAACTATGAGCAATAAAAAAAGTATCTTTAGATAAATCCACATGATCTTCTAAATGTTTAACCCATTCATTTTTATTTGGATGAAAAGAATTAGGCATAGACATATTTAATACATCATATCCATCTTTGATTAATTTCTTATTTATCCATAAAAACCAATCTTTATTAGGGCTTCCTTCCCACCCATGCACTAAAACAAATGAAATTTTTTTCTTTTTATATTTTTTTGATAAAATTGTTTTCATTTTATTTTTCTTTATTATTTAACCATTCGTCTATAGGTTGCCAGTCCTCGGTATTATCTTGTAAATAATGCAATTCTCCATGACAATTCCTACAAAGAACTATGCACTTATCAATTTCTTTTTGTATTCTTTTTTTACCATAACCACAACTTACTGCTCTTGATACTGTTTTCTCTTTTTCATTTGGATCTAAATGATGGAAATCTAAAATATAATATTTATCTTCCCTACATTTAGAACATTTCTTATTTTCCTTTATACTGTCAATCCAATCTCTCATCTCTCTACTTCTAGATTGTTTTCTAATATTTAATTCTTTTCTATGAATTTTTCTATAGTTTCTACTATTTTCGGCATCTTGTTTTTTAAACTTTTTTGTAGTCTTTTTTATATTGTTATTGTAATATTGCTTTTGTGCTTTTCTTCTTTTTTCTTCTTTTTACAATCTTCATTCTCACAACATCTTTCTTCTAATTCTTTCATCTTAAATTTATTTTTGCAATATTTACATGTAGTTCTTCTCTTATAAATCACTTCTTTATTGTCTCTGCTATACTTTCTCCTTCTATCTCTTTGAAAATTTTCAAAACACTCATCAGAGCAATAAATTCTTCTTTTACTATTAGATCTAAATTCTTTACCACAATACTTGCAACTTTTCATCAACTCTTTAACAATACTCATCTCAAACTCCATAAATTAACTATCTTCTATTTATAAAGTTCCATATATTTTTTTAAAATCCTTTAATTATCTAACAAATTTTATTATTTTTTACATTTCAAAGAGCTTATTTCTTAGATATTATCCTCTTCCACTTAATTGCTTCCTGCTTGGGTAAGGGTCTTCAGAATCACGATCAGCCCACTCAAAAGGTTCATTCTTTAATTCTCTCCAATAATACCCATCACCTACTTTTCCGTCATTGTTATAATTCATTAGTCCATCTCTATACCTTCTTTGATTTTTTTTACCTACTTCTCTTTCCTCAATACTATTTCCAAAAGGAAAAACACGTTCTAGCATAGGTAAATCTAAATGAGCCCATGGCCCTGATATTCCTTTTGCTGTTTTTATATCATATTGAGATACTCTTTTTTTACCCATTGAGGCAAAAGCTAACATTTTAGAAATATATAATAATCTATTAATGTTTCTACTAATCCAATCAATAGAAATTTTATAATCTGGAATTGCATAAATTTGTTTTTTATTAAATGATTTAATATCTCTGGAAAGAGCTAAAGAAATAGATATATCATATTTAGAATTTTCTCGTTTTTCAAAACACAAAAGATATTTTTCTAAATCTTTTAAAGAAAATATAAAAAGATTTATCATTTTATCATCTATAATTTCAGATTTATCATCTCTATAGTCAAGAACATCTATCATTTCATTCCATAAAGACAAAAGCATTTTCTTTTGTTTTTTTATATAGTTATTCAGTGTGCGAACAGTCTTTATAACACCTTGTGTTTCTGTTTTTCCATTTTCGTCCATTATTCGGCATTTTTTATTATTTATTAACTCAATGCCATAATATTTTAACTCTTTACCTAGTAAGGTCCAGGCATCCATAAGCACTATCCCATATCAGTTCTATTATTATACCTTTTATGAGCCTGTTCGTTGTCAACAAAACTAGCATCTTTTGGTCCATCTAAAACATCTATCATATGTTGTAGAGTATCAGAGGGTTTTCCTCCAATTGGATTACCTCTACTATCTAACTCTATAGCAGCATCAACAATAGTCTTAGGAAGTTTTTCTTCTCCTACAGGCTCTATTGTCTTTACTTTCTTTTTTTTAGTGCCTATTTCCTTTTTTTTTGTTTTTTTCTTAGTTGTTTTTTTTCTCTTAGTTTTTTTTCTCTTAGTCTTTTTTCTTTTAGTCGTTTTTTTCTTTGTTTTCTTTTTAGTATTTTCTTCTTTTTTATCAATAAAATTTATTTCTTTTATTTTTTCATCACTTTCTACCTCTCCTTCATCAATTGATCTAGGAACTGTTGGAGCTATTTCTGTTTCTTTAGTTTTAAAATTCCATACAACAGGAGTAACTTTCCTATCTTCTCCTGTTTTAGGAGTTGCAGGCTTTTTATCTGCCTCTTTTACAACTTTCTTTTTGGATATTTTTTTCTTTATAACTTTCTTTTTAGTTACTTTCTTCTTTTTAGTAGTTTTAATTTTTTTACTAGATGGGTTAACATAAGGAGTAATTTTTACTAATTTATTTTCTATTGCAGATAAAATATGATGACTATTTGCAATATCCTTACTAATCATTAACGTAGAAGATGCCCTTAAGATAAGACTACCTAACACTAAAGTTTTATCTGTATTGTTTGTAATATTGACATATGGTTCTGTTTCTTGCATTTCCGCACTATATTTTTCATTAACAGGTACTAATATGCCTTTATTAATAACTGTTTTAACATCAGAACCATATAAATCATTACCATCAATTGAGATAGTCATACCTGCCCAAATAACTGTATTTATAGTTTTTAATACACAACTACCTTTAAATTCCTTAGATACTTTAAAAATCATCTATTTCTCCTTATTTTTTAAATAAATCACAACCCATTATTTATCGGAATATTTCTTTTTTTATATTAAAAAAGCCACTAATATAAATATCAGTAGCTTTCAAATTAAAAATATTAAAATAAATTACATTTTTAACCCTTTTATAGTAGTTTTTTTCTTAATTCTATTAAAAAGATTATTTCCTTGCATATTATGAGGTCCGATAGAGCTATTGTCCAGTCTAACAGATTCATTTTGCACTGCTATTGGTAATTTATCATTATCGGTGTTAAACTCATCTTGAGATACAAATCTATCTCCCAATCCATCATGGCTATCTCCTCCATCATCCATTAAGACAGCTTCTCCTGGTATTCTACCATGTATTTTTTCATAATCAGAAGTATCTTCATTATCAGGATCAGCACTAATCCCCTTAGGATACCCAGGTCTTTTATTCCCACCGAATTCTGGTCTTGCATTAACTAAACTACGAGGATCTTTTTTATGATTAGAAGAAGGCGGACGGCGACCTTCGCTATATTCGTCCATTAAAGGAATACCATGATTCCAAGATTTTTTATACCAATTGCTCATTATGTAAGGCTATAAGGTTCTATATTGTGATTATTAATTCTAACTCCTGATGGTAAATTATTAGTAAGTTTTTCTTCTGCTTCATATTTTTCTCTTTCTTTGTCTTCTTGTTCTTCTACAAAAATATCTCCTTCAGCAGAAAAAGAATATCTAGATTTACTTCGTTGTTGTCTATTATACCAATTAGGCATTATTAATTTCCCCTTCTGGGTAATTAGTTTTTGCCTCTACTACACTAGGAAGAGTGTCTATTACTTGTCCGTTTTCAGAAACAACTCCTTCTCCTCTTTTTCCTTCTGTAATTTTTACTCCTGGAGAATAACCTACAGGAACTCTTGCTTCTCTAATTAATCTCATTTTGCCTGAATTAATATCAATTATTTGTTGTTGTTCTCTATCATTAAGTTCTCTATTTGATTTAGCAGCTAGAGAGTAAATATGAAATAACATTGCATCAGCATCTTTAATAGAAGCCATAATCATTTTATCAACTGATTTTCCTTTAAATCTATCAGGATTATCTTGTAATTGACTAGTAGAAGCAGGGATATTATTATCAATTTTTGTAGGAAACCCTTCTCCTTCTAACTGAACTCCAACATATTTATCCCAGAATCCAGTATCTAATTTAGATTTATCTTCTGCGCTTTTAAAATCTTTTAGATGATCTTGATTGTATTCTTCTGTTTTAACATTAATGGGTATTGCACCTTCTGTTTTGTCTCCAAAATTCACTTCTTCTTTACTCATGCTAGATTCTATAATAGAAACCTTTGTTTCATTTTTTCTTTCTGCTTCTAGTTGTTTTTCAAAAGGAACGGTATTATCTTTGTCCTTAATTGGCAAACTAAGATTTATATTTTTTTCTACTACTCCTTGTTGTCCACTAGATAGGTTCATATCTTTTCTATTCTTATCTAATGTTTTGTCAGCTATAGAATAATCTTTTGAACTAGCTTTTTTTCTTAAATTAAATTTTTTCATTTTATAATCCTCTAGATATATTAAAAGTTATATTTATATTTTATTTTTTTTAATAAAATCCTTTTTATTTTATCTTCCTCTATGGATATCTTTCCATAATCTACTTCTGTTTTCCAATGAAGCAGCGACTTTTTGTCCGCTACCAACTCCAATCACTCCTCCCTGCATATTCTTCCAAACAGTATTATTCCCACTAAGGTCTCCGAAATTAACCAGTCTAGAATGAGGCAATCCTTTCATTTGTTTTTCTATTGCGATATAAGCAGCTCCTGCAACACAATCCACGACATCATCAGACTTAACCCCATCTCCATCTTTTTTAGGAAGAATTTTAAAACCAGTAGGTGTAAATTTTCTTTGCAATTCTATCATTTCATTATATAAAAGATGTTCGTAAGGAATAAATAATCTTCCTGTATTTACTAAAGTCTCTAATTCTTTATAAATTTTAAATTTATAAATACCTGTAAATTTTGTTTCTTTATTAGGAATTCCTGCTTTTCTCATTTTTAAAATACTTTCTTGAGAGGCCCAAGAATCATAAGTAATCAATCCTATATGAAATTTATGTTTTAAACCTATAACATATTGCATAACTTCATTAGGGTTAATCGGCCCTTTTATAGGTTGCCAATATTTAATATGATCAACAACTATTCTATAATCGGCTTTTTGAGTAGCCGGATTCATATATACTTCCTTATGAAGCACAACTAATGCATAATTATGACTTGAAGTAGCTGGGTCTAAATGCACAAAATAAGTTTTTCCAGTAGACCCCATTGTTATATTTTGTAAATTATGACCAAGGAAACACGGCTTTATTTGTTCTTCCGTGAAAAAGCTTTCCAATCCTGTTCCACTAAATTCAGCACCAAATTCCATATTGAATTCAGTCTCTGACATACTGTTATTATCATCTCTCAAAGACTTTCTAGTATGAGAAGGATTTACATCCCATGTAGCTATCCTCATTACAAGTCTAGTAGGAACATTACAGGCCTCATTAAATAACTGATAAAATTTTCCTTCTTTAGCTCTTGGAGAAGAAATACTAATTATCTTACCATCATAAATTCTTTCTTTTATGATTCTTTGATTATGTTCGTTATAAACAAATTCTCCTTTTTCATCTTTAACATATGTTTTCCTAACGTATGTCTGAACAGTAGGAGTAAGAGCAGCATAAATACGGTCTCCAGATGATGACCCTCCTGTTGTTTTATAAGAAGCAACCTCATCAAGAATAAGAACGATACATCCCATACCAAGTAATGAGTCAGAGTTACTATGCCCAACAATAATACCTATAGACCCTTTTTTCTGAGGTAGCCCTTTTTCTTTAAATTCTTTATTATCTATTTTATCTTGTGGAGTTAAAAGATAAATAGCCCCAGCTCCAATACCCTCTTTAATATATTTATCTTTAAAATATTCACTATGAAATATTTTTTCTCTTATTTCTGAGAAAGCAATATTAGATTGAGGTTTAGAGTTAGCTACAATAAGAATGTTAATAGTATTAGCAGAAGATAATTCATACATAGCATAAGGATTTCCACCAGGACATTCTAATAATTTCATAGCCTCATAAGCGGCTATAATAGAAGTTACAAAATCCTTACTAGCTCTTCTTCCCCATACTAATACTAATTCTCTAAATAAATTTCCATTATTATATTTTTCTATAACATTTCCATGACTATTATCATCTAGTCCTATTTCTTTAAGTAATTTTATCTCTATATCTGTTAATTCTATATTCTCATTTCCAATACTTCCTCTATAAAATGTTTTTAACATTATTCTTTGCACAGTATATAAATAAATAGGATTTGCTGCACGATGAGACAAACCTAACCATTCCTTAGCTTCTACAAATGTAATGATATCTGGTATTTTTCTTACTGTATTATCTTTAAGATCTAATTGTATATCATCAATCAAATCTCCTATATATTGTTTTTCTTTAGCCATTCTTTCCCTTTTAAAATTTAAGCAGAAGGAGACCAACCCTCGATATTACTATGGTCAATAAGGAATCCCACATAGGCAGATATCTCTGCAAAAACAGGTTTCACTTTTATATTATTATCAGAAAGATAATTATTTACAGAAGAATAATTATTAGTTATATATGTTTGTAGTTGAAACACAAAATCTGTCATTTGAGGAGTATAAGAATTATGCCTTGATTCAAGAACATTTGATGTAGTAGATATTTGGCTCTCTAATCTTTGTCTTTCGATATCAACTTCTGGTATTTCTGAATTAGATATATCTGTTGCTATTTGGTCAACATTAGAAACTATATCTGAACCTCTATCCTGAGCATTATTTATTAAATCTGTTATCGTTTTGTAAAAATTTATTGAAATCATTTTAACTATATATTATACTACTATACTCCCTAGTATTATATTCTTCTAAAGTTTCTATATTATATTGTGTAATTCTAAAATAATATGTTTTCCCCCTTGTTAAGTATTCATTTACTCCAATAAGAGGATCTAATATACTTTCATAAATAATTCTTCTTCCTATATAACTAGAACTAACTCCGTTATATGTTATAGGAACAAAAGTTTCTTTTTCTTTCTCATAAGTCCAATTAGTTATGTCAAAACTATTTTTAGTAAAAATAATATTTGTCCCTCCTACACTAGGATTTATATTATCATCAAAATCTTCGTTCTCTGATACTTCTAATATAAATTGATAATTTACATATTGGGTAGAAGAACTATCTTCAAGCGTGAATTCGAATTGCCACCAACCTTCATCTAATAAATTAGTTTCTAATATTGGTTCAGAACTAGAAGAGATATCAGCCAACAATCTACTAACTTTAAAATCATTTTCTAACAGATAATCATTAATATCTGGTGAACGGAATAGCCGATCTCCACCTATATACCGAGCAGTAGGAAAAGCAAATAATTTATCAACAAGAGCCGATATATGTCCATTCCATACTACTGATTGATTGTTTTCATATAACTGATTAGCAAAAGGCATCATTTGTACAACAAATTCCGTATTAGAAGTAATATCAGATCCTTCTATCACTCCTTCTGAAGTAAGATCAACCATTTCATAAAGTATCTCTTTTAATTCTTTTTCTTTTTCATATAAATTAGCCGCTGTTTTAGATAAATCAACTGACATCATATTCCAAACATAATTCTCCCCTATTTCAGTTTCAGGAGATATCGACACTCCTGGGAAAAAACATGATGTTAATGGATCTCCAAATAAAGATACTGTCCAATCTAAATCAGGAACACTAAAATAAAATGATTCTCCTATTGTTGCTCCTCTTAATAAAGAATAGAAAAATGCATTAGGATCTAAAAAACCAGGAATAGTAGGGTCAGACATTGATCCAGCAGTAGCAACATATCCTGCATTTAAAGCTAAATATGGCCATGTTTTTCCACTTTCATCTCTTATAGTTAATCCTCCATCATAATCAGCATTATAAAAGAATGTTCTAATAGCATTGGTATTTTGAAAAAATGAGGTAGTAGCTCTATCTGAAAACCAAGACCAAACAAAAGAATCATTTTCTACATAAGGAATTGTAGCATCTATATAAGGATCTACAAAAGTAGTTACCCAACTTTTAAGATTTAAAGTAGGCAACATGTTATCATAAAAGTCTAATAAAGAATCAGTATATACTCCTGCCCCTGTTGTGCTTTTGTCAGAATAAGGATCCATATAAAAAGTACCCTCTGCCAAATACTGTTTATTTAATATCTCAGCTTTATCAACAATGTTTTTAGCGAATGATAAAGTAGGACCATCTATCCTTGATACTATTAAAAGTTGCTCTGCATCTTCGGCATCAAACCTTTCAAAAACCTGTCTATTATATATTTTATTTTCTTTTTTTGCTGAGAAAGTATGTTTAATTCTAGATAATCTAGAAGTTGCAGAAACTACCACACTTACTGTCCCACAAGAAAGTAAAAATGGAGGAGATAATTCATCAATCAAATCAATATAAACATCGCATACATCTCCTTCATAATTAAAACCTCCTGGAACCCTATACCCTAAAACTATTCCCCATATTTCTCTACTCATTAATTCTGGAGAATTTAAAGCTTCTAAAAGAGGTTCTTCTATATTTATTAAGAAATCACCATAACCCAATATCTCAGTAGTAATATTCATTTGTATTCCAACTGTTTGTCCATTAACCTCCCAATATATTCCATTACTAGTAGTTCCATTACTTGCAGAAGGATCTTGATTTGAAGTGTCCATATCATGAGTATTAGCATAATAAGTAGCAAATTCTTCACTACTTAAATTACCATACACGTATACTACTACAAAATTATCTTTTGTTATTGACATATAATATATTTCGGAAAATAATAAAAAATACCTTTAGTTAAATAGAAAAAGCCTATAGTATAATAAACTATAGGCTTTTAAATAACTAATAATTATTTTTAAGAAGATTTGTCAACAGTTGTAGTTGTTCCTACTGTAGCATGAGCTTGAGTAGTAATAATATTACCATCTGCATCATATGTTCTTATTTGTGTAGAAGTCTTGTCTGATTTATTGAAGAATCTCATAAATAATTGTACTATCATTTCTCTAAATGAGGTAGCTCTACCAGATGGTTCTGTAACTGAAATACTATCTAGCCCTTCGGGAGCAAGTATGACATTCTCTAAATTACCAGCGCTATCAAATTGTAATTGTTCTGTTTGCGAGTTAAGAACATCGACCTTTCCTTCAATAGAATCTGATGCGGTTTGAGTTGCAATGTCTTGGCCAGGAGCGAGTATTACATTTTCTAAATTACTAGCACTATCAAATTGCAATTGATCAGTTTGTCCTTGAATAAAAATAGAAGCAGTGTTAGTAATATCTTGTTTTGTTTGTGTCGCTAAGTCCATAACTGGAACACCAGGAGTTATCATAGCTTGTACTACAGCATTAGCTATAGCCCTATGCCCTATATTAATAGGATGATTATTAGAATTAGCTCCAAATATTATATTACGATCAGTAGGATCAGAAGAGTCTGCTAGTAAAGTATAGACATCAACACAAACTATTCCTCTCTCTAAACAAAGTGCTTTTATATTATTATTAACAATAACTAAATTATCTCTAGTTGCTTGTGTGCTGCCTGCTGCAGATGGAAGCTGACAAATAGTAGTCATAATAGGAGTAATACCATTGGCGGCAAGGGTTTGAAAAATAGAAATATAATTAGACCTCATTGATGCCCATAAAACACCACCGGCCAGGTCATTAATTCCTAACTGAATAAGAACATAACGAGGATAATAATCTAAACACAACACTTGCATTAAATCAATTGTCCCAAAAAAAGGTATATTTTTTGTGTTGCCAAGAACCCAGTCAGTTGTAAACATACTACCTATTCCATGATTCATACTTCCTAGCAAATCTTCATTATATGCAGAAATCTCGTTTGTAATATTTCCTGTTACATCTACGTCAGTCCATGTCCCAGCAGATACATAATTGACAGAATTACGAACATTTGTTTGTCCACCTGGAACAGCTCCTTCCATTATCGAATCTCCAATACCAACTATCATTGGTGCTGTCATTGTTGCATAAATATTAAAATTCCACTCATTTGCTGGATTTGTGTCAGGAACCCAGTTTTTATATGTAGTTTGATCTCCTCCATCAAAATTATATTTTACTTGCCAATTTTCAGCATCACTAGTTGTTCCAACCCCATAGGAAAATCCATTCCACGATCCGGTATCTCCTTTAGCATAAATTCCCAAACAATCTCCTCTTTCATATATAGTAGTACAAAAGGTGTCGGCAGAAGGATTTGCCTCTAAAAGACCTTGTCCTATCGTGTTCCAAACTCCAGCAGTTATATCTGAAGATGCAATCGTTGAACTTACATCGATTGAGTCCCATGACGCTCCGTTATATCGAAATACACAAAATTTTAAAGAATTATCTCGATAATTCAGTAAGCTATTAAGATACATGTGAATTTCACTTATAGTTCCTCGTTTACGAATACGAGCCAAATGTCCGCCAACGAGATAAGTCCTTCCATCAGTATTATTAAAACCTAATCCGATATTAGACTCATCGACATAATTATTTACTTGAACAAAATTTGTTTTTGACTCAATTTGGTCAGCAGTTATTATCATAACAATTTCCCTTATTTATAATTTTAATACTTTTTTATTCTATTTTTTCTCAAAAATTCCTTTATTTAATAAAAAAGCTCGATGTAAGATAATACATCGAGCTTAATAGGAAAAATCATAAAATTTTATTTTATTCCGGTTGATCCAAATCCACCACCCCTATTTTTATCTTCATCTTCTATTTCTTCTACTTCCTCGAAAATAGCAGTTGGAACTTCTGATAATACTCCTTGAGCAATTCTATCTCCATTTTTAATAACGAAAGAATTCTTAGAAGATAAATTATAAATTAAAACTTTAATTTCATTAGGGATAACATATCCTGAATCAATAGTTCCTGGACTATTTGTTACTGTTATCTCATACTTATATGATAGTCCGCTTCTAGGTCTAACTTGTATCTCATATCCTTCAGGGATAGTACAAGATATACCTGTATTAATAATCATTTGACTACTAGGATTTACTACAATATATTCTATTCCTTCTTCTAATAAAGCGTGAAAATCAAAACCTGCATCTCCTTCTCTTTGATATTTAGGAATTATTGCTCTTGGATCTAATTTTTTAACTTTTATTTTTACTTCTTTCATTTTTTACTCCTTATTATTTTATATCTAATATGTCAAATCTATTTTTTATAGGATCTTCTGTTTCTGTTTCTACTTCTACATGATCCTCTACTTCTATAATATTCTCTACTTCTACGTTATCTCCTGTCATTTCTATTATTTGTGATTCAGTATTTATTCTTTTTTTTTCTTCTTCCCAATCAATACCGACCTTTTCTAAAACTGTTTGTTTAGAAACAATTCCTTTATCATACATTTGTAAATATGTTTGCATCAGATTTAAACATATTTGTGCTTCATTTTCTTCTTGTTTTGTCATTTTATATCCTTTTTTTTAGCCGAATTCTTCATTATTTATTTTGTTTATCCTTATAATTATTTAATTATATTCGCATGATCTGATATTAAATTACAGATTTTGATAAAATACTCTTGATTATGATCTTTTTTCATAAAATTAATATGTTTATGAATCCATTGTATATTTCCTTTTATATATCCTTTATTATTATCTATTCTATCTAGAGAAGCAGTGCATTCAACTCTCTTATCTTTATTCTTGCTTTCGATCCCAAATTGCAAAGGAATATCAGATAGCGCGCATTTTTTTAATTGACTTTCGAATAATTCCCACAACTGTTCAATAGTTATATCAAATTCAATCTCTCTAATATCTGCTCCTTTTTTTATCCTGCTAAAAAAACGACCTGTTATATCTTTATAACCAGTATAGCTAGGATGTTTTTGTCCACTAGGATTTTTTAGACACCCGCATGACTTAATTGATTCTCTTCTAATAACATGACTAGAAAGTTCAATCCTTTTATCACTACCACAATCGCAAACACATATCCAATAAAAACTTCTTCTCTTATCTTTCTTGACTTTTTCTATAATTTTTAATTTTCCTACTTTATCTCCAATTTTTACATGATCGAAAGTACACCCGCAACTTTTCACATTTGTTTTTCTAAGAACATCGGTTCTAATAGATTTTATTTCCCCACATTCACAACTGCAATCCCAATAAGCATTGCCGCTACTACATATCCTACTAGATCTACCTACTACTGTTAATTTGCCAAATTTCTTACCTTTTAAGTTAATAGCCCTTTTTGTCATATTATTCTCCTAATATATTTTATCCACATTTATATTAGTTAAAAATATACAAATTCCTCTTTATTTTTTTAACTGTGGCTAACTACATCGAGAATACGCACACAAAGAGCACGAAACACACCCTTCTGATCTTCTAAGTTCTCCGCTACACTCTGGACAATTCTCCCCATGCACCATACTTCCGTCTTTAATATATTTTTTCAAAGCTCTTGAAACAGCTTTAGAAAACCCTAGCATATCTCCACTAGTCTTTTCTAATTGATGAGTAACAAAGTTAATATCAGCTCCATGCCTTAATCCTAATGATATCATTCTAGTCAAAGATTCTTCCTCATCATTAATATTTTTTGAGATATCGTCTAATAATATTTCTTTTGTATTTATATCTAAGATGCAATATGTATTTCTTTTTTTCTTTTTAATAATTACTTTACTTGGTAATTTTTGTATATCTTTATGTCCTGCAAAAATTTCATATGGTTCTATATTATTTAACACTCCAACTAATACAAAATATTTAACTCCTTTTACAGAAACATGATGCAAGTTTCCTAGCAATTCATTAGGTCTTTTAGGAGAGGTAGTTTTAGTTATATTAGAGACTTCGATATCTTCTTTTTGTTTAGTAGCGTCTATTAGCACTCCAGATCTACATCCATCTCTGTATACTGTAAATCCCTTACATCCTTTTTCCCATGCTCTTAAAAATACTTTTTCTACTAAATCTTTTGTAGAGTCTTTAGGAAGGACACAAGTTTTAGATATAGAATGACATATCCATTTTTGAGCTGCAGCTTGAATATCTACGCTAGCAACCCAATCTATATCTTGTGAAGTTGCTTTATAATAAGGAGAATCTTCTATTTTTGTTTTTCCTGTTATCTTTTGCCAATCTGTAAATCCCTTATGATAGACTATAAATTCTTGCCATTTATCTCCCATATAATCTATAAAATCTACCTTAATATTTTTATCACCTTCATGTATCTTTTTCCTTCTAATACTCTTTACAGAGAAGACTGGCTCTATTCCTGACGAAACCTGAGCTTCTAATGATATTGATCCAGCAGGAGGAGTAGTAGTTAGTGCTACATTTCTTCTTCCATATTTTTTATACATCTTCCTTAATTCTTTATCTTCTTTTAAAATTTTATTTATAAAGATATTATCTTTCTCAATATCAAAAGAGAAAATAGGGAATGGTCCTCTTTCTTTTGCTAAAGTACAAGTGCTCTTATAGGCATTTATTTCTAATGTTTTATAAATCTCTTCTGTTGTCTCTATTGATTTCTTTGAACCATATCTAAGATTTAAAGAAGCTAAAGTGTCTGCTAGTCCTGTTATTCCTAATCCAGTTCTTCTTCCTTTTTTACAAGTTTCTAATAGTTTCTTCCATGTTTCTTTTTCTATTTGTTTTATATGTTCTGGTTCAGGATCTGATTTTATTTTTCTTATAATTCTTTGTATAAGTTCTATTTCTAAATCTACTAAATCATCCATCATTCTTTGTGCTTTTTGAACATAGGTTTTAAACTTGTCATAATCAAAGAAGGCTTTTGAAGTAAATTTATTTTCGACAAAAGAATATAAATTTAAAGCTAATAAACGACAAGAATCTGCTCCCATAATTATTTCTCCACAAGGATTTGAAGCAGTATCATAAAATGTATCATCTACTACTCCATAACAATTAGATACACTATTTTTTAAAACAGTGCTCCAATATGATATACCGGGTTCAGCACTCTCGTAGCTTGCATCGATAAATAAATCCCATATTTCTCTAGCCATAACTTTCTTAGATATTTTAGGATTCTTACTATCGACTGGCCATCTTAATTCAAATTCTTCATTATTCTTTACTGCATTCATAAATTCATCTGTTGCTTGTATGGAGATATTAGCTCCTGTAACCTTTGTTTTATCTTTTTTAATAGTAATAAAAGTTTTTATTTCTGGATGATGAACATTTAACAATTGAATTAAAGCCCCTCTTCTTCCTGCTTGTGCTACCTCTCTACATGTGTTGCTAAACCTTTCCATAAAAACACCTATTCCATCAGTTGTCTTTGCAGCGTTTTGAACAATCTCTCCCTTAGGTCTTAATTTGTTTAAACTAATACCAACCCCACATCTTCTCTTCATCAATTGTCCCATTTGTTGATCAGTATAAAAAATACCACCATGACTATCATGTGGTGGTTCTATAGCGAAACAATTTCCTGAGCTTTGAATATGATAAGGATTTCCAATAGCGCTCATTGGAGAACCTTGAGGAATAATATATTTAAAATGATCTATTAAATTAAATATTTCTTCCTCTGACATAGGATTAGGATATTTTTTTTCTATTCTAGCAAATTCTCTTGATAATCTTCTGTGCATTTTACAAGGAGTATCTTCTAATATATCTCCTTCTTTGTTCCTTAAGGCGTATTTATCCACAAATACTTTAGCAGCTAATTCATCTCCGTCAAAATATTCTTTACTATTTTCAAAAGCTTCTGAATATTTATAAATTATATTATCACTTTCCATTGACCATCTCCATAAATTAAATTACTATATTATTATAATAAGAAATATTCAATCACTTTCCAAGTAAAATCTTTTCTAATTCTTCCCTATTATATTTTTTATCTTCAAACATACTTATTGCTTCTTCTATTGTCTTTCTTTCTTTAAAAACTTTATTTTTAGAACAATTAATTATAGTTTTATTTTTGCTATTATCTTTTATAAATTTCAAACCTTTTACACATGCTGGCAAAGTATGTCTTTTGTGCATTGGGTTGTTTCCATAAAAATCAGTTAGTCCTTCTTTATATCGGCAATCCATGCCTACTAATATAATTGGATTACATCCTAAAGCATGAACAAATTGATAAGTAATAGCTCCACTACTCCCTCTGCCATGTAGTCTTTTAGTGGTTCCTGATATCTTAGGTTCTCTACCATCAAGTTTAAATGTATAAAAACCTCCTTGAGTTGAAGACCCATCCCTGCAATATTTTATAGCTTTCGTTTTAACAACTTTCTTTTTTTCTTGAGACCACAGAGCAAGATCTTGCCATATTAAAATAGTTGGATCATATTTAATAAATATTCTATTTATACCAACAGTAAAATAATTATCTAATACTGATAAGTCCATTTTATTAAGAGAAGGAGCATTACCTAATATAAAACAAGGAATATCTTTCATTCTTCCTGTCCATTCAGAAGGGCTTAATGATGATGATTTATTCTTTTTACGAGCACTTGGTCTAGTTCTATTTTTTATCTTAGCTCTATTTTTTTTCAATAATTTAGCTCTCTGTTTTATTCTTTCATTCCTATTCATTTTTGTATAAATTTACTCCATGATGCAGGTATCTTCATTTTTGGATCAATTAATAATCTACTACTATCTGGCTTAGAAGGCTTTTTAACTAATTTCAAACCAGCTTGTTCTGGAGTCTTATTAGCCTTTTTTCTATTAATTGATTTTGAACATACTACCATATTTTCCCATGAATTTTTACCACCTTGAGAACGAGGGATAACATGATCGATATCAGCTTCTGATTTATCAATTTTTTTATTAGTATATTGACAACGGTAATTATCTCGAATATAAATGTTTCTTTTTGTTAATTTTACATTTTTATTAAATACCTTATCATATTTAGGTAGTATAATAACTTCTGGAACTTTTACTTCAAAATTAACAGTAGATACAGTAGCTTCATCTTCAGAGGAAGGTTGTTCTAACCACTCTTCCCAGTTGTATATGTAGTAATTATCTATGTCTACCACTGAAGACTTATTAGCAAACAATAGCTTAAACGCTCTAATTGCTGTAATAACCCTAATTGGCATCCACACT